ATCACCTGCAAAGTAATCAAGATCTAAACTGTTAAGAGTAGCTCCTGATGCTTGTGCAACGTTAGCACCGATTTGCACGTCAAAACCAGCTGTATCAAAAGCTTCGTTAACAACAAATCTAATATCGTTAATTCTAGAAAATTTAGGAATTACAATATTGTTTGCTAAATTTTTACCAACAGTTGTTGATGATTGACCTAATGGGTACTCGTTAAATAACGATCTACACACAACTGAAATTAATCCAGATTCAATTACACCTACTTCTAAAGTTCCTACTGTTCCAGCACCACTTACAGCGATGTCAGTTACAGTTTTAAAAGTTTTAGTTGAAGAAACAAGACCAGCATTACCCATAGTTACACCTTCTGTTTGTGCATTACCTAAAACATCAGTTCCAGTAATAGTTGCAGTTAATGCAGAGTCATTACCACCAGATGTTAAAGTAATTACAGATGCAGCTTCAAAACCACCATCAGAAGTTATTCCAGGTACGTTTGCAGTTGTGTCTAGTAATGTAACAGAAGTTGTACCAGCTCCATTAGAACCAGTTACAGCTAATTTGTTAGCATCAGTTGTTACAGTAAAGTTACTGTGATTTACAGGAAACGAAGCGTGACATTCTACGAATGCAACGTTTCTTACATTATCAGAAATAGTTGTTCCTGTATTTGTTTGAATTCGGCCAACGTTAATTGGACCCGAAAAGTTAGTTCTTGCCATAATTTTATCCTCCTAGTTATAGAACATAGTCTCTAGGCCGTCGACTATACGCGTCTATGTTCTTTAATTAATTGTATAGTGAGTTTTTTATATACTAGTTTTTAGTAGAGTGCAAGAGAGCCTACGGTATTTATGCATTTCAGCAATGTAGCTTTTGATTAAGTAGCTACAGAAACTTGTGGAGCTGCTCCTTCGACAGTATTCTGTCTATGGGCAATAGCTGCTTCTTCCAGCTT